TAATAGTGGTATTACCCATTGCTGCAGTTGTTACACCGGCTAGTGCGCCAGCAATTGTGAGACCGGCCCCACCTTGGATTGTAGATGTTACGTTAGCAAACCCGGTAATAGTGGTATTACCCATTGCAACCGTGCCAGCAACGACCAACTTACTATTTGGAGCAGTATTGCCGATCCCAACGTTACCGGTAAGTGTAATACGCATACGCTCACCAAAAGTAATTGCACTCCCAGCTGTTCCGCTAGAAGCACTATACCAAATATGATTACCCCCAGTTGATGCGTACTTAGTGGCCGAAGACCCAGTATGAGTATAGTTGTACCCAGCGGTATAGCCACCAGCAGGAGGTAAAGCGTTATTTAGCAGTTCAAGATTTTGTAGGTCTGTGTCAACTGCTTGAAAAAGGAAAGTTCCAGTTGCACCAAAACTTTGTTTAAGTTGAATAGATTTACCATATCCAGCAACAGGTTCGACATTAATACCAAGATTTCCCGAGGAGTCAAGTCGCATTTGCTCAGCAGAAGTCCCCTGCCACACATAGTTACCACCTGCTGGCAGGTTGAACGTCATTTGCGGCACGGTTGCGCCGTACCCACCAGATATGGTGCCGTAGTTTGTACTAGCGGCAGTGAACTTGATTTGCGCCGCGGTGTCCGCGCCAGCCCCTGGATTACTGAGACGCAAGACTTCAATAGTGGCACCGGCAGACGTCGAGGAGACTTCCAACTTAGTACTCGGCGAACTCGTCCCGATCCCGACGTTGCCAGAGGCGTCGAGGCGCATCTTCTCCAAGCCGGACACCATGAACCGCGTCAGCGACCCGCCAATTAGCAACGGCTGATAGGTCGCTTCCGTGTTGTTGACCGCATCGACAACCGTGCCGGTAGCAGCAATCGACTGCACCCGCAAAGCGTAAGACGCGCCCGCAAAAAAGCTGCCCGTCACGCCATCTGCGGCCACAACATGAAGTCTATACGCTGGCGAACTCGTCCCGATACCAACATTACCATTCGCTACAATATAAGCAGCGGTACCAAATGTTGATGTATTTGTTCCGACTTGCAATGTTGTTGATACGTTAGCAAACCCGGTAATGGTAGTATTGCCTGCGGCTAGAGTTGTGATACCAGATGCTGCACCTGCTGCTACTAAAGAAGATATTGATATCGGCTGGCCATTAGTCGACCAACGATCGTTTGTTTCATCCCAGATAAACTGTGCATTAGCAGATGTACCACGCATAATCTCAATGCCGGCATTCTCTGTAGGAGGGTTAGCTCCTAGATCAGCATTAAGTGTGACGATATTATCGCCGACCTCTAGTGTTGTCGTATTGATATAAGTTCTGGTACCAGAAACAGTCAAGTTACCTGTAAGTGCTAGGTCTGTAATTGATAGTGCCGAGTTAACATGAATGCCTGTAGTATTAACGGTCAGTGTTGAACCGGTTACAACACCGATCGTACCAGTCGTTGTAATAGGTCCACCAGAAAGTCCATTCGCAGTTGCAACAGAGGTAATTGTACCACCAGAATTATCGTCTAGTGCCCAATACGCAACAGATCCGTTACTATGAAGAATCTGTCCTACAGTCCCAATTTCACCATTGGCTATAATGCCTTTGACATTTAAATTATTAAAAACGTGAATAGTATCTTTAGACATTGGACATTGCTACCATTATAGTATTTGAGATGGCACTTGACATATAAGCAAATTCGGTCGGAGTAGTAACAAATACAGCATTAGAGATATACTTATTGAAAGTGTCAGTAGATGTGACTACTGCATTTCCATTTCTACTTGCAACGATTCCACTTGAATTATAAATCAAGGCTAGTTTGTTCGTAGGTTGTTGCGGTCCGCAGTTGAGTGTATTGATATAAACATTATTAGATGCATCTACATAGACACGATTATTGGCGGTTGTAGAGTTAAGACTGAATACAGTAGCACCAGCAGACACTGCACTCCACTTAAGATACAAAGAACCTTCGTCCTGATCATATGTATAGAATGGAACATACTCATTCAGCTGAAGGTTCTTAAGATAGAGTCTGTTGCCAATGTCACCAAACCCAGTCGAGATAATAACAAGACCATCCGTTGTTGTTGAGAACACAATTGAGAATGCAGTCTCTACACCGGTTGCAATATATCCACCAAGATCATTCTCGCCAAATAGTGTTCCTACTTCAATTCTAGAAGGTCCGGTGTCTCTTTCCGGAAGATATGACTCAACATCAGAAGCAGTGTAATACGCATTCCCTGAAAGTATATATCTTTTACCGGCAGTAAGATTTAATTGATATGATTGGCAGTTATCCTTCTGTCCAGATGACACGACTAGTTGATAGTCACCTTCAATCGACTTAACACTACCATTGATTGGCGTATCCAATAGCGTGACATTTCCATTTTTAATCGGACCCATCACACCAGATGTTACATAAACGTTTGCATCTGTAAAGATGTTGTTATTGGTCTGACGAACAGTAATATTATTAGAACCGTTAAAATAGATTCCAATGCCTTCGTCAGTCTTGATATTTCTTCCACTCAATGTATTCTCAGAGTATAGATTACATAAAGTTGCAGTTCTCTCAATATTGAATATCGTAGGTATAACGGTAGGCGCGACATTAACAGTACCGCTATTGTTTGCAATCGTTACTGTTAACTCAAGTGGAGTGATTCCGGATTTTGCAAGTGCATACTGTTGTTCAGATGATTGAATGCCATCGTGATTGATATCAAGAGTAGAGTACCATGTTGTATTACCAGCAACTACCTGAATTTTATAGTTAATGACCTTCTCAGTCGGTAACACAAATGTATCTATTACCTGAGAAGAAGTATTAGTAGATGTATATACTGTATTTGTCATTTAATCATATCTTCATTGGGCCATTCAACATAAAATGGAAACCCGCTTTGTTCTGTGACATCACGCAGTGCCTGTCGATACTCTGTCCACTTATTACTGGTTGTTTCTGGTACATCTCGCCCCTGAGTCCAGTCTGTGGCAGCTAGTCGCGTATTGCGTTCTTTGCGAACATCAATCGACAATTGCCCATCGCTTATCGCAGGTTCGTTTATAGCAGGTTCAACTCCTGGAATCCAATCGCCTGCTTCCCAACGGTAACATCCTTCTGTCGGTGGCGGCAAATATGTCCAATTTGCGCTTACGCCTTCACTGGGTTCAATTTCTTTTACCGCACCTAAAAAACCGTTTAATTTGATTTCATACACTTTGATCATTTTAAGCTCCCGCATAAATGTATTCATTAGTAGCCAAACCAACAACATGTTGTGGTACAAAGAATGTAGTTGAAGTGTTATATGAAAACAGTGGATACTCAACAATTGCGTTAACGACCGTAGCGGCTGTACTAGCGAAAGAACCTAGCGTAAGTGCCCGTGTATCACTTGCGCGTACTGGAGTCTCTTTGGAATTTACAGTCAGTCCAATATTTCCAGGAATTGCCAAGCTAAGACGAGAATATGGAGTTATCATATTATCACTTGCCTTCCAAATAAGTCCGCTTGATCCATTAATGTTGAAGCCATAACCGTTGTAAGTTCCAAGTGCAGTAATGGTTTGTGACGGACCAGAAATGATATTAGAGGCATCTGGAGTATGGAAAGATGACCAATACCAATATCCTCCAGTATACACTACAGATGTAGCAGTTTGTCCTATGCCGTAAATCGGCAACCAAGTGGCGCCGCCATCTGTTGTTTTATAAACTCCATAGTTTGCTGCACCAACAACCAGTGTTGTACCGTCAGTTCCAGAAGGTCCTACTGCCTGCTGTCCAGCAGGGAAGTTACCAGAAGACCATGTCAGGCCACCATCAGATGAATAGTAAACGGTCTGCGTATTAAGTGCATCAGCAACAGCAGCGCTGCCAGTGAAAAATGTCAATTTGCCACTGGCATACGCGATATCAGTAAGACTGCTGACCCGTTTAAATACTCGAGTAGTGCTAGTGTCGGTACTTTGACTGACATCGGCATAATGTGTCCAAGTGTCTCCATCTGTAGACCTATATACCCCTACAGGTCCAGTGGAATTAATGTATACGTTAATATAAGCGGACCCATCATATGTTATATACCCATGCACAGCAGTGCGACTTGGTGTAAACGTAATACCATCGGATGATGTATATACAATCGGATAATTAGCAATCGCCGCGGCAAAATATTTATCGTTTATCTTTTGAAGAGTATTAAAACTGCTTGTACGGTACGTAACTTGGTCTGCAGAACGCCAAGTTACTCCGTCAGATGATAATGAGATATAGTTTGGAGCTAGCCTGATATACTTACCACCGAGATACACGACCCTACTCATTGTTATCTCGTCTGGAAACGCCACTCGAACCCATGTAACTCCACTATTAATACTTTTAAAATACCCGCCACCGTTTTGCGTTAGTATAAAGGCTAGCCATTGAGTCCCGTCATATATGACATTCCCGAGAACAACTGTGTTAACGCCCAATGTGCGGTTAGTCCACGTTGTTCCATTAGTAGATGTATAGACTGTTCCAGATAAGCCTACCAACACTAAAACGTTATTAGTACTATCAAATGCAATATCACTGAATGTCGCCGATCCCGCGGACCTCGAGGTCCATGTTGTACCATCTGGAGATGTATACAACAGACCACCCACTCCTATGGCGACAAAAAGATTGATTGTCCCGGCTGCCCAAATTACCTTATAAAACTGGGTGCTGCCAGCAGAACGTGTTGTCCACGTCAGACCATCAGAAGAAGTATAACATGCACCCGCTGCTCCAACTGCAACAAACTGACCATTATCAAAAATCACATCGCCAAACGCTTGTGCGCCTGCAGCACGGGATGTCCAAGTCGCAAGGTTAGGTGAGGAAAATATGTTTCCAGAGTTTCCAACAGCCACGTAGACACCTGCACCATAAGCAAACTTATTGATGCCTGTCGTTGTCGGCGTGGTTCGAACAGTCCAGTCTATACCATTAGTAGATGTTGCAATGCTAGCTGTAGAATTGCCTCCACCAATTAGGTAGTTTCCATTTAGGTAAGCAATACAATTCCCTGATGAGAACGCACTAGTACCTGTGAGTGACGTAGCAGTCCAACTATTGCCATCAGAAGAATATAACGGTAGGCCACGCGAACTAACCATAACATACTGATTACTGCCATTATACGCAACTTGTCTGCCACCAGTAGTAAGAGATACGTTAAAAGCTATGGTAAAGCCTGGCTGATAAGCTTCTCGAGTACCACCTGCAAGAACAACTATACCCATGTCCCCAATAGCAACGGCCTTGCCATTAACATCATGAAAAGCAAAAATACCGCCGCCACTGGCATCTCGTTTTAATGTCCAAGTGGTTCCGTCTGCAGAAGTTGCATAAAGTCCGTCAGTTGATCCTCCGGCATAGAAAGTCGAACCAACATACCCAACACTTAGTACCTGAGCATTTGGTATATTTGTTGCCCGCATCGCCCAAGTAAGACCGTCAGTAGAAGTATGTATCCCAACTAAAGTTGCAGCAAGGAAAATCCCCCCGCCGTACACTACCTGAACGACGTTGCTTGCGCCGACAGAGCGAGATGTCCATGTGATACCATTTGGCGATGTAACCACGTTCCCAGTACTGATGTTGCCATAGGCTACATAGAGTGAGTTTGCGTATATAACATCTTGGTATGCGCAACTAATCGGGTTGGTTTGTGTGGTCCAGTTAATGCCATCCGGTGAAGTAATTATAGATCCTGCACCGGTGCTACTAACCGCGACAAATTGTCCTCCAGCATAGATAACTTTAAGATATACGGCTGTAAGTGTGGCCGGAGCAGCTTGAGTAAAGGTTATAAGATCAGTTGAATAAAGTATAGCACCAGAGTACGCGATTACATAAACACCAGCGCCATATGCAATAGAATTGGCGGATGTAGTGCCGCCGGATGCTGAAGCTTGCATAGTCCTGGCCGACCAGTTTATACCATCAGGAGACACCAAAAGTGTTGCACCGTTATTAGATGGCGTAGTTGTTGCAACAAATTGATTGTTTACATACCGTATGCCAGTGATAGTAGATATTGATGCATTTGGTGGTACAGCAGAAAAAGACGTGCCGTCTGTTGTATAAATTATTCTTGGTGTTTGTGTAGTACCAAAAACCCATGCGGTGCCGCTAGTCGCCATAGAGTATAACGCCCTCCCGCCAGTGTTTGTGAATGAACACGGAACAGGTATCTGGGCTTTTGGCATTGCTACCGGCGCGCCTATATCTGGTACATCTCCTAGCGCTGCGGCCAATGCTGAATATGATGCTTTGCTGTAATATTTACCTGTCTGAAGCCACGTGCCACTTGTTGGTGCCGTAGTTGATTGAACTACTTGACCAAGGGATGGTGTAAATCCGCCACCACCACCACTTCCAGCGGCCCAATAAGCAGAACCAGATCCATTAGAAGTAAGTACGTCTCCAGAAGAACCAAATGTGCCATTTGCAACAATGCTTGATGTATTGCTTAGTATTAAATGATCCGCTGCACTTAGATTGACATTAGAATTGAATGTAGCAATTCCACCGACAGTGAGTGTAGTCGATACGTTAGCAAACCCAGTAATAGTTGTATTACCGGCATCTAATGTTCCTTGTATATTTGTAGATCCACCAACCGATAGTTTATCAGCCGGCGCAGTATTGGCTATACCGACATTTCTACTCGGGGCAATACGCATCGCCTCGTCGGCTATTAATGTTCCATTAGCATGGAATATAACTGGACGTGCAGCTTTTGTACCAATTGAAAGACTGGTATCTGATGCGTAAAGATATCCATCCCCGGCACCAACAACTGTATAGTTAGCATTACTATAATTAGTACTGTTAATACCAAGATCTATATAACCAAAAGTGTTATTACCCGAATCGTTTGTAACAACAAGATCAGATGATGCATTAATGCCGGTATTGGCATTTTGAATTACAACCTGAACAAATGTATTCTGCTGACCATCAAGTTCAACAAGTGCAGTAGCACCAAAGTCAAATGCTACTGGATTTCCGACATTTAGTTTTGTCTGAACCTGTGCATTATTGACTGTTAATTTTGTTAGTGACTTGTCATAAACAAATGACGTAGAACCGTTTGCAGCGCCGGCATCATTAAATATGACTTGTTGATTTGTTCCAGCAACCGGTCCAGCAGAACCGGTATATCCAATTACACCCTGACTTCCAGTAAAGCCAATAACTCCATTAGAACCGGTGAAACCAGTTACACCATTAGATCCAGTATAACCAATAACTCCTTGGCTACCTGTAAAACCAATAACTCCATTGGATCCGGTGTAACCGGTTACACCATTAGAACCAGTATAACCAATAACTCCTTGGCTACCTGTAAACCCAGTTACACCATTGGATCCGGTGTAACCAATAACACCTTGTATGCCTTGAGAGCCAGTATATCCGATTGCGCCTTGTATACCTTGTGATCCAGTAAATCCAGTATCACCTTTATCACCAGTTCTAGTGAATGTTGCTACTGTTGAGAGGTTGTTTGCAAAAGAATAACCACCACTTAACCAGGCTATTGGAACTTCAAAATAGTTACCGGTATGACTGTGATTTCCAACAATGGAGAACTGTGAAAAGTTGAGACTATTGGCTGCTTCAACCACGTTGAAGTTGCCTTTAATAGCCGATGTAGAGTCATCGATTGTTGTCAGATAGTTATAAGAATTGGCACCCGTGCTATCAAGAAAACTGATATACATAACAGAAGCTGAAGCAAGATTTGCAGTATTAAATTTTACAACCCCACTACCAGGATCTGTGTTTACAGTATTTGAAGAGAATGTATAGTCAAATGATGCACCACCGAATGATCCAGTATCACCCTTGGATCCAGTATAACCAAGGGAACCAGCATATCCTGTAACACCATTAGAACCAGTATATCCAATTACGCCGTTGGAACCGGTAAAACCAATTATACCTTGGGAACCTGTATATCCAATTATGCCTTGACTACCAGTAAAACCAATAACTCCCTGGCTACCAGTATAACCAATTACACCTTGACTACCAGTAAAGCCAATAATACCTTGTATACCCTGGCTACCGGTAAAACCAATAACACCATTAGATCCAGTAAATCCAGTTACACCATTCGATCCGGTGAAACCGGTTATACCTTGTGAACCAGTATAACCTTGTATACCCTGAGATCCAACAAACCCAATAACACCAATTTCGCCCTTAGAACCGGTATACCCGATTACACCATTAGAACCAGTATACCCGATTACACCATTAGAACCAGTATACCCGATTACACCATTAGAACCTGTATATCCTTTATCACCTTGGATACCTTGCGATCCGGTAAATCCAGCATTATCAGTCCAATAAATACTGCTGCCGTTTGATGACAGTGTTTGGCCTGGTGTACCTGGAGTACCATTGGCAACAAGTGTAGTAATAGAAGAAGTGGTTATATTTGCACCGATCTCGAATAGAACCGAGCCATTCGATGATATAACTTTCTTATCTGTGAGATTGATGGATAGCTCGCCGGGATTAATATACCGAGTATTTGCTGGGTTAGTTGACGGCAGTCGGCCGGAGACAAACGTTCTCTTATGGATAATCGGTGTCGTATTAGCCATATGGCTCTCCTGGCGTAGATATATATCTTTATGCGCACTATATAGTGTACATTAGTTCGGAACTATGATATATTTATAAGAATGGTTACGTGGAGATCTTATGAAAATTGCATTTATTGACACTCTTGGTTTGACTTATGACGGATCAACACTAGAAAAACGCGGACTAGGTGGATCAGAATCCGCTGTTATCCGAATGTCACAGGAGTTGGCCAAGATAGGATTTCAGGTAACTGTCTATAATGACTGTACCTCTGACGACTCAGAACCTGGTTTTTATGATGGTGTAGAATATCGGCCAGTTTCTATTGCTCAAACTGTTCCGCGACAATTTGATGTTTGCATTGTCTCAAGATCTATTAACCCCATTGCTGATAGTTGGGAAGTTCCTACAAATGCTAAACACGTGTGTCTTTGGATGCATGATACATTTTGCGAGGGTGATAATCAGATCGAGCATCTTATTAATCAAGGTAAGATTAATGAGATCTTTACATTGTCGGACTGGCATACTGGATATGTCACCCATTGCGACCATGGCTTTCGCCGTAACTTCGATGTCCTAAAGAACCATATCTTTCAGACTCGTAACGGTATCGGTAACATGAATCCTGGTTGGATCGACGTACGTGACAAAGATCCGAACCTATTTGTGTTCAACGCCTCTGTTACCAAAGGAATGGTTCCTCTAGTCAAGCAGATCTGGCCTGAGGTTAAACGACGTATTCCTGATGCTAAGTTAAAGATCATCGGTGGATACTATAAGTTCCGTGAAGCTGCAGGTCCAGATCAACAAGAAAAAGATTGGGCCGAGATGGCTCTTCAACATGGAGATAATATCGAGTTTACCGGTGTGATTACCCAGCAGGAGATCTCAAACATTTTGCATGATGCCAGTTATATGATTTATCCTGCAGGATTTCCTGAAACATTTGGTATCTCTACACTAGAGGCATTAGCCCATAACGTTCCTTTGATTACATGTCGTTTCGGTGCTCTAGAGGAGACTGCAATAGATCTTGCATCATGGAAGATCAACTATCCGGTTGAACCAAACTGGGCATTACCATGGCTTGATCAGAATATTCAAGTCGATATCTTTGTCAACACAGTTGTTGATGCATACAACAACAAGTATCTGCACCAGCAGAAGATGTATGCATGCAACCAGGTCAAGGATATCTGCACCTGGGATACCGTCGCTCTTCAGTGGAAGCAGCATCTATATAAGAAACTTGGCAAGTTCATGGACATTACTGAGTATCGTAGTGTACAGAAGATCAATAGCCGGGTTCGTAAGGTATTTGGTCGCCGGTTCATGAATCATGAAGAACTAGTAGAGCCGATACACCACAAACCACGATGGATTTCTATTGTTACTCCGGTATATAATGCCGAGAAGTATATTGCGCGGTGCATTGAATCGGTGGCACAGCAAGATTATAATGACTATATGATGTATATCATCGACGACTGTTCTACTGATAATACCGTAGAAGTTATTAAGCAAACAATCAATGCTCTTCCTATCGACATTGCCGACAAATTTCAGTTGATTACAAACACCAAGAATAAAGGTGCCGTGTGTAATCAGATTACAACTATCGAAGGCAATTGTTTAAAAAATGATATCATCATGCTTATTGATGGTGATGATTGGCTAGTTAATAATCCTAACATATTTCATATGTACAACAATCTGTACCAGGATGGGGCAGAGTTTACCTATGGTTCGTGTTGGTCATTGGTCGATAATATACCGTTAATTGCACAGGAATATCCACCTGAAGTCAAGGCTAGTAAGACGTATCGCGACTATAAGTTTAATTGGAATATGCCATACACCCATCTGCGCACATTCAAGTGGGAACTGATGGATGGGTTTATTCATCAGTATGGCCGTGATTCATTCAAGGATGAAGAAGGCAACTGGCTGAAAGCAGGCGGTGATACAGCTGTATTCTATGCCATGATTGAACAGGCAAATCCTGATAACATTATCTGCATTCCAGATATCGTGTATAACTATAATGATGCCAATCCTATTAATGACTATAAGGTCAATAGCGATGAGCAGACTAAGACTGCTACTAAAGTATTGAACACGACTTCGCCATTCACTCCTGGGCAGATTGATTTGAGACCACTATGAAAAATTATGAAAACGATATTGCTGTAACCTATATTGATAGAGAATGGCCAGATATTGAGAAGGAAATACGTAACCATGTAACAGACTGGTCTGTGTGTATCCAAGCCGGTGGCCACCTTGGGTTATATCCTACACGTCTTTCGAAGTTGTTTGGCACAGTACATACATTTGAAGCTGATGCCGGTAACTATCAAAAGCTTGTTGAAAACTGCAGCGATGAAAATAACATCGTGTGTTATCATAATGCGTTAAGTGCATATTCTAGAGCAATGGGCATTTGGCGAATGCCTGGTGGAAATACCGGTCAGAATTTTGTTGTTCAAGGTAACGATGTTGATGCAATCACCATTGACTCTCTTAACTTACCATCGTGTGGTTTGATCCAACTTGATATTGAGAGGCATGAACTGTTTGCGTTGATGGGTGCAATTGAAACCATTGAAAAGTTCCGGCCAGTTATTATTCTCGAGGGGCCGGAAACAACCAACAATGCATGCAATATTATTTTAGAACAACTCGGCTATGAGTTTATTGCAAGAGCCGGACAAGATAGTGTATTTGTGTACACAAATTCAGCTGCACCAACTACAGAGTATAGAGATGTTAATATGAAAAAGATTCTAGTTGCTATTCCTACTGCTCGTTATATCGAACCGGATACATTTAAGTCGATCTATGATTTGGATGTTCCTGCTGGATACGAAATAACGTTTCAGCATTTCTACGGATATCGAGTTGACCAGGTACGTAATCTAATATGTGATTGGGTTGCACGCGGTTATGATTATTTGCTGGCAGTCGATCATGACGTGACCTTTGCACCGGATACACTTAGGAAGTTACTGGATCACAATGTGGATCTGGTATCAGGTGTCTATAGGCAGCGACTAGAGCCACAGGCGATTGAGATCTACGATTTAAATCAGCAGCGTATGACTATCGATCAGATCTATGGAAAAGATCTTGTTAGGATCGGCGCCTGTGGATTTGGTTGTGTTCTTGTCAAAAAGGAAGTTATCGTCGGAGTTGGATATCCACAGTTCGAATATCATCCAGCGCTCGATCACGGTAAAACTGTCAGCGAGGATACCGACTTCTGCAGAAAGGCAACAAACAACGGATTTGAACTATGGTGTGATCCATCCATTCTTTGTGGCCACATCGGTTCGACTACAATGTACGTCCAAACTCCTGAAGTTGTAATCAATCCAGTTGAAACAAGATTGCGTGGATTGTCTCTACGAGACGATCTTCCAAGAGACCATGTTGATTATCTCAAGGGCATGGATTGCAATCCAAAGGTGATCTATGACATCGGTGCATGCATTATGCACTGGACGAAGGAAGCCAATAGAATTTGGCCTGATTCTAAGATTGTTATGTTCGATGCTATGGACCATGCCGAGTTTCTTTACAAAGAATCAGGCCATGAGTATTACTGTGGCCAAGCTATCGGCGATGTGTCTGGTAAGTCTATCGATTTCTATGAGAAGCCAATGGATCCTGCAGGTAATAGTTACTATAAGGAAAACTCAGCACATTTTACTGAAGCTGATAAAGTAACAAAGACCATGATTACACTAGATGATTTGGTCACCAGCCGCCGTATACAACTGCCAGATCTTGTCAAGATTGATGTGCAGGGAGCTGAACTGGATGTTCTACGCGGTGCACAGTATACTTTAAAGGACTGTAACGATATCATTATTGAGATGCAGCATGAAGAGTATAATCTTGGCGCGCCTCAGGTTGCAGAGGTTACAGAATATCTTAACATGTTAGGATTTAAGTTAGTAAGTGTAATTCGTACTACAGGCGCAGATGGCGACTATCACTTTGCCCGGGCAAAGTTGTAATTAATTACGACGATGAACTAGTATATGCGCCAACGTAAGTGTTCATTTTAGAACTCGCCGCCGTCAATAGCTCCAACAATGAATTGTTGAGTAAACTGTTTAATCTCATACTTGTCTGATGTTTGATTGTAGATTAATACGGCACCTTCGGTGACATTAACTTCATCAACATCGGGCAGATCTTCGATACTATTAATCTGATACTCACGAAACTGATTCTTGACAGTCAGAGTAGTTGGATTAAGAATAGGTGTTGTATTGTCAACCTTAACGGTCAACTTTGTCTCTCTATTGATCTTGGCGTTTAATGTCATCTTGTCACCTGTGGTGTAACCGTGACGATTCCCTCAAGCAATCTAGTAATAGCACCATTAGGATCCGTCAACTCACAGTCGTAGACATAACGGCCGGATGAAACATTTGCAGTAGTGTTAGCATTCATCGACAAAGTTACAGTGCCGATAGTTGGAGAGATGGACACTACAAATGCAACTGAATTAGAGGAGGTATAATGCTTACGCAGTTGCGCAGCACCAGAATACCCGGTCAGATTGACAATATCATCATTTTCGTCAGTGACGTTGATCGTTGTCTGGAACGTAGTTCCCTGATCGATATCTAAATTAGCTTTAATTGCCATTTACTCTTCCATTGTAGTTATGAAGTTGTATCTAACTGATAAGTTATAGTTGCAGCTGCCGCCGTAACACCAGTTGAAATTCTTCTTATAGTCACATAAAGATCGATATTGAAAGTTCGGTTAGCAACAGCGCTTAGTGTCCAACCAGCAGCAACGCCGCCTAATGTAACCCATGTATCAAGCGGTGAAACTGAACTTGACCAAGTCCCGAGAGCAACAGATCTGGTTGCAAATATCTCATAATAAGAAAGATTTGTTGAATCTAATGTGCCACCAACACCAATTAATGAAAATACATTTTCATAAAAAAATGCTGGATTGTTGTCTGCGTATTCGAATGCACGACCATCTGTAGAAACACCAAATGTCACTGAACCTGGCGAACCACCTGTAAAATTAGAGATGCCGCGCGCCGATAATCCAACATACGGAATCGATTTACCATTGAATGAGCTCATCGTCAAACCTGACGCAGTAGTACCGATTCCTGTCATTGCACCATCGTTTGGTACGTATGACCCACCTCTATTATAGCCGCTAAAGGCGTTGCCTCCACTAAATACAGATTTGATGGAAGATAATGATGGAGTAGAAACTATCCCAGGCATTATCTATTCTCCAACTTCTCTACTTTAGCATTCAATTCTTTAATAGCTTCAATAAGTACAGCAGTTAACTTGTTATAGTTAACAAGTTTATACCCATTTTCGCGATTGGTGTGAACAAATTC